TTCCAACAAGACAACCTCGGCGATGCCGACAAGGAAGACAAGGAAGACAAGGAAACAACCATGACCCACAACGTTTTCGAGAAGAAGGACGAGAAGCCTGGTTCACTGATGGACGGTAAAGGCGTTGTCCTTTCTCATGCCGACGTCGCCGGTATCGTCGCTGATGCAACGAAGAACGGCTCCCTCAAGGAAGCGGTTGAGAACTATGCCATTTCTCACGGCATTGATGACATTGACATCCTGTTCCCGGAAGCTCGGGCACTGGCCGATACGCCGGAATGGGACAAGCGCCGCACTGAGTGGGTGTCGACTGTGCTCAGTGGGACTCGTAAGAGCCCATTCAGCCGGGTCAAGACTCTCGCCGCAAACCTCACGATGGAAGAGGCCCGTGCAAAGGGTTACGTGACTGGCGACCTGAAGAAGGAAGAGTTCTTCAGTGTCTCCAAGCGAGTCACCACCCCTCAGACCATCTACAAGAAGCAGAAGCTCGATCGTGACGACATGCTCGACATCACCGACTTCGATGTGGTGGCCTGGCTCAAGGCCGAGATGAGGCTCATGCTCGAAGAGGAACTCGCTCGTGCGATTCTCATCGGTGACGGCCGTGACATCTCTTCTGAGGACAAGATCCAAGAGGGCAACATCCGTCCCATCGCAAGCGATCACTCTCTGTACACCACGACGGTCACTGTCAACCTCGATGATGCGAGCTCAACGGTTCGTGAGATCATCGACGCCCTCATCCTTAACCGCAGTTCGTTCAAGGGTTCTGGCTTGCCGACGCTCTTCACGACGGAGACGTACATTGCGCAGTTCATGCTGCTCACTGACGGGATGGACCGTAGGCTGTATCGTTCGCTTGACGAGATTGCTGCAGAGCTTCGAGTCGCTTCGATCGTTCCGGTTGAGGTCATGGAGGAAGAGACGGACATCGTTGCGGTTCTCGTGAATCTGAACGACTACGTTGTCGGTGCCGACAAGGGCGGAAACGTTTCGATGTTCGATGACTTCGACATCGACTACAACCAGTACAAGTACCTGATCGAAACTCGTGTCTCGGGAGCTCTTGCCAAGCTCAAGAGTGCGATCGTTGTGAAGAGAGCTGCCTCTGGTTCAGACACTGTCGTTGTTCCGAATGCTCCGACCTACAATGAGGACACCGGAGTTCCGACAGTCGTTGCTACTACTGGCGTCGTCTACAAGGACGGCGATGGTAACACGCTTACCGCTGGTGCACAGACGGCGCTCGATGTTGATGAGACCATCACCATCGTCGCCACGCCGGCGTCTGGCAAGTACTTCGCTAGCAACGCCAACACGACCTGGACCTTCCGGAACCGGGGCTGAACTAAGGAGTAGAGATGGCAAGATTTTATGGAGTTATTGGATACGGAGAAACCGTAGAGTCTCCTCCAGATTCTGGTGTTTGGGTAGATCAGATCACCGAGATCCCATATTTCGGAGATGTGATCAGAAACGCTCGAAACCTGGAAGAAGGAGAGAAGCTCAACCCCGACATTTCAGTTGGAAACTCCATCCGCATAGTTGCGGATCAATACGCCATCGAACACTTCTTTCTGATCAAGTATATTCAGTGGGCGGGGACTCTTTGGACTGTGACTAGCGTCGAAGTTCAGAGTCCTCGCCTGCTGCTGAGGCTAGGGAGTGTTTACAATGGCCCAACGCCTTGAGCTTCAAGCCCTCTTGGTCGATTTACTTGGCTCAGATAATGTGTATTTCCAGCCACCACCTTCCAAGCAAATGAGTTATCCGTGCATTGTTTATAGCAGAGACACAGTTCGGACCGAATTTGCAGACGACAAGCCGTATTCTATCGAAACTCGCTATCAAGTGACGGTCATTGACCGGGATCCTGACAGTGACATTCCAAGAAAGGTTTCTGAGTTGCCGAAATGCAGCTATGACCGATTCTTCACGGCTGACAACCTCAACCACGACGTTTTTAGACTCTTCTTCTAGGAGGAAGTACAATGGTAGCACTCACCTGGGACGCAATTGGAGATCGGTTCTACGAAACCGGTGTCGATCACGGCGTCCTTTACATTCCGGATGTTTCCGGGGTTTACGCCAGCGGCGTCGCTTGGAACGGTCTCACGGCCGTTTCGGAAACGCCTTCTGGGGCGGAGCCTTCCGCTCAGTATGCCGACAACATCAAGTACCTGAACCTTTTCTCGGCTGAGGAGTTCGCCTGCACGATCGAGGCGCTCACCTATCCGGATGAGTTCGCTCAGTTCGATGGTCTTGCTACGCCGGAGCCTGGCGTCGTGCTCGGTCAACAGCCCCGAAGGACCTTCGGCCTGTCGTACCGGACTCGTATCGGCAACGACCTTGACGGCGATTCCCACGGCTACAAGATTCACCTGGTGTACGGATGCCAGGCCAGCCCGTCGGAGAAGGCATACAACACCATCAACGATAGCCCAGAGGCCATCACCTTCAGCTGGGAGGTTGCAACCAACCCAGCACCGGTGACCGGTCATCAGCCAACCTCTCTCATCGTCATCGACTCGAGGACCGTTGCCCCAGCGGACCTTACGGCCTTCGAGTTGATCATCTACGGTGATACGGCTGTGGTTCCGTCGCTCCCAACACCAGATGCGGTGATTGCGGCGTTCGAAGCCTGATTTGACTTAGGAGATTAGAGAATGCTTACACTATTTGTATCTGGTGATGAAGTGTTCAACGAAGAGACATCAGAGTTTATGTCTGTTGAACCAATTACATTGCAGTTGGAGCATTCTCTCGTCTCCGTGTCAAAATGGGAGGCAAAATTTGAGAAACCGTTCTTGACAAAAGAGAACAAGAGTTCGGATGAGATTCTATGGTATGTGCACGCAATGATTCTCAATCAAACTTTTCCGTCAGACATCTCTAGACGATTGTCTAGAGAGAATCTAGACGCCATTAATGGTTACATTGAATCCAAACAATCGGCGACTACGTTTGGGGTTATGCCGGAGATGAAAGGTCGTCATAGGCCAGAAGTAATTACCTCTGAACTAATCTACTTTTGGATGGTCTCATTTAGCATCCCGTTCGAAACTGAACGTTGGCATCTGAATAGGCTCTTCTCATTGATCCGAATCTGTAACATGAAGAATTCGAAGCCAAGGAAGATGTCAAAGAGCGAAATGGCTCAACGAAATCGAGAGCTGAATGCTCAAAGAAGGCAACAATACGGAACTAGTGGCTGAGAGGAGGCCCAATGACGACTCTAACCTGGGACAATGTTGGTGATCGAATCTATGAAACAGGATTAGATCGGGGCGTTCTATACTTCCCTAACGGAATTGGGGTTGCTTGGAATGGGTTGACATCCGTTGAACAAGCGGTCGAAGTTGATGTTGAACCAACGTACTTTGATGGGATCAAGATCAACGACATTGTGTTTGGAGGAGATTTCTCAGCAGTTCTACGAGCGATTACATACCCGGAGGAGTTTCTTCGCTTTGAAGGAACTTTAGAAGACCAAACGGGTCTTTTAATCACTGGCCAGCCAACCAGCACATTTCATCTATGTTATCGCACAAGGGTTAGTAGCGACACAGACATAGACGAAGGCTACAAGATTCACATTATATGGAACATTACAGCTGTTCCATCTGAAAGAGAACACAGAACTCTTTCTGATGATTCATCCCCTCTTGAGTTTGAATGGGAATTGACGACTGTTCCCGAATACATTGGAAAGTTTAAACCAACGTCTTATGTGATAATTGACACACGCAAATTAGACCCTTTGTTGTTGGCAGACATTGAAGAAGTTCTCTACGGAGATGAAACAAACGACGCAAGACTTCCTTCGTTAGAAGGTTTGAGCGCATTTATTCGTAAATGGAATCGTTTGGTTATCAAAGATAACGGTGATGGAACCTGGACGGCATCAAGTCAGTTCGAGGGCTACATCACAATGCTCGATTCCACAACGTTCGAGATCACATCAGATACTGCTGTATATCTTGATGCTGATACATACGAAATTAGCAGCTCCAACAAGAACGAGGAGGACATATGGCTACCGTAACCGGTTTTACCGCCGCAAGAATGCTTGACATTGAGAATTCAACTATCGTTGACGGGCATATTGACGGCGATGATCTAGTTCTTGTCACTCGAGATGACACAGAGATAGTTGCAGGCAATGTTCGTGGCCCACAAGGCTTTATCGGGCCAGCTGCAGATATTGGCGACATCAAAGCAAGCATTCGCACAGCTCTTGACGGCTGGCTCATCATGGGCACGAACCATGTGAATGCAGATTCGTTATATCCTGATCTATGGGCAGTTGTTCCGGCTGCTTGGAAATCTGGGACAACGTTAAACCTTCCGGCCATGTCGAACCGAGTTCTTGAGGGTGGTGGAACACTTGGTGCTTCTACTGGTGCCACCACTGCAACTATTCTCGCCGCTAACTTGCCTCCGCACGTGCATACAGAGACTGCACACACTCACACAGTAGCTGCTCACGTCCATGCTCAGACAAGCCACACTCACTCGATCAATCATGACCATGGCTCGATAAACAGTGGATATATTTCCAATGATCACTCTCACTGGATAAGCATGGCTACTTTGTCCGCAGGTGCGCACAACCACGGATCTAGCGTTCCATTTGTTTATCAGGGTGGTCCATCAGGATTTGGTCTACAGTCTGGTTCACCTAACTATGCACCGTTGAACGTTACCTTTCCGCAGAACGTAGAGTCTACGGATGTTGCGCATCAACACTATGTTCAGGGTTGGACAGAGGGTGTTAGTGCTAATCACTACCACTCAGTAAACGTACCAACCTTCTCTGGTACCTCTGGCGGAGCTTCTGCAGTAAACACTGCATCAGCGGGAAGCGGAAACACAGGATCATCCAGTGGAGGCAACACTGGTAATGGTCCTGGCACATCGACGCCTATAAGTATCGAACAGCAAGCTCTCAGGGTTAACTTCTTCATCTATGCGGGCTGAGGTGTCTGATGATAAAAGTTATCGTATCAGGCTCAACCAAAGCAACTGAAAGTTTCTTACACAACATCACGTCAGACAAGCTTTTCTCAGACTTGAAAAGGGGCGGAGAAAGAGGAAAAGATGCTTTGTCCGGCGCTACTCCTGTTGACACTGGGAAGGCGGCAAGTTCTTGGAACTACACAGTTGAACAGGGAAGTGGTGGCGCAACCATTTTCTGGTCCAACTCGAACAGAGAAGGTGGCCTACCAGTAGTGCTTTATATTCAATATGGGCACGGAACAGGGACCGGTGGTTACGTTCCTGGACGTGACTTCATCAACCCAGCAATGAGACCAGTATTCGATCAAATCGCAGAAGATGTATGGAAGAAGGTGACAAGTGGCTAGCATTGAAGAACGCATTGTTAGGATGCAGTTTGATAACGCTGCGTTCGAAAGCAAGCTGGCTGGCACCATTGCCAGTATTGAGAAACTTAATTCAACGCTTGCTCACGCAGGATCTGCAAACGGTCTTAGCAACATCTCTGCTGCTTCGCAAAATTTCCATCTCGGTGGAGTGACTGCTGCTATTGAGGGTGTCAGTGGGAAATTCCTTGCGATGTCTACTATCGCAATCACGGTTCTTTCCAACATCGTCACGAAAGCATTTGAAGCTGGCGTTCAGATCACAAGGGCCCTATCTATCCAACCTGTGCTAGACGGTTTCTCTGAGTACGAGCTCAAGATCGGTTCTATTCAGACCGTTCTTGCTAACACTTCTGCAGATGGCACCACTCTGGGGCAAGTCAATGATGCTCTAAACCAGCTTAACGAATATTCTGACAAAACGATCTATAACTTCGGTCAGATGACGAAGAACATCGGCACCTTCTCTGCTGCCGGCGTGGATCTGGACACTTCGGTCATGGCGATCAAGGGTATCGCCAACGTGGCTGCTATATCTGGCTCGAACTCCGAGCAAGCATCCATGGCGATGTATCAGCTGTCTCAGGCTGTCGCCAACGGCTCAGTCAAGTTGATGGACTGGAACTCCGTCGTCAACGCCGGAATGGGTGGAGAAGTTTTCCAGAAGGCCCTGTTCGAGACCGGTAAGATGATGGGGACCATCGCCGATACTCCTATGGACATGACGTTCGAGGAGTGGACGGCTGCTGGGAACTCGTTCCGTGGGTCTCTTGAAGAAGGCTGGCTTACAGCCGACGTCTTGACGACAACTCTTTCTGGCTTCACTGGTGACATGACCGAAGCGCAGCTTACGGCGCTTGGTTACACTGAGGCGCAAGCTGCAGAAATGTATCGTCTTGGCCAGTTGGGCGTTGACTCAGCTACCAAGGTTAGGACGCTTACCCAACTTATCAACACGTCGAAGGAAGCTCTGCAATCTGGTTGGGCCAGGTCGTTTGAAATCATATTTGGTGATTTCAAAGAAGCAACCGAACTATTCACTGGTATCAGTGACGCAATCAGTGGGATGATCGGGAAAAATGCGGAAGCTCGTAACAGCATGCTTCAGCTGTGGAAAGACATGAGTGGTAGGGACAAGCTCATTCAAGGCATAAAAGACGGTTTCATAGCTCTCGGCGAAATCTTGGCGCCTATCAAGGAAGCGTTCAGAGACGTTTTCGGGCAATTAAATGCTGGAGATTTGTACAGAATCACTAAGCAGTTCGCTGACTTGATGGCCGCAATGCGTCCTAGTGAACAGACAGTTGAAAACCTAAAGCGTATATTTACAGGTTTCTTCTCAGTGTTAAGCATTGGGTGGAACGTTCTGAAAGAAGGCGTAGGGTTTATCAAGGATCTTATCGTGAGTTTCACCGGATTAGGCTCCGGGGGATTCTTAGAAGGACTAGCTGACATCAGCGACTTCTTTACAAGACTAAGAGAGACTCTTGTCGATGGTGGAGGAATTTCAACGTTCTTCGATAATTTGGCTTCTTCACTTCAGAAGCCAATTAAGTTCATCAAAGATCTTAAAACCAAACTCCTTGATTTGTTCGACAGCATCAAGCTGCCAGAAGGTCTATCAGATATTTTCGGATCTATTGGTAGCTTGTTCGGTTCGCTTGGAGATTCTCTATCAGGTGCTGGATCAGGAGTTGGTGGAGCAGCTGGAGGTATTTGGGCAGGACTCAAGAGTGCATTAGGCGGAATTGACGATATTCTCTCCGGTGTTTGGGATTCGCTCGCTGACTTCTTCGGAAATCTTGGGTCAAATCTTGCAGCCATCATCAGTGCTCCAGATTTCGATTCTGTTCTAGCTGTCATCGATACTGCCTTGCTTGGTGGTATCGCTGCAATCTTGTACAAGATCTTCTCCGGGGGTCTGTTCTCAGGTTTCGGCGACGGTATATTTAAGAACATCTCTGGCGCATTCGGAGAGCTCACTGGAACTCTCAGAGCGATGCAAACGGATCTCAAGGCGCATGCTCTCTTGAACATTGCCATTGCCGTTGGCATCCTTGCGGCATCCTTGTTTGTTCTATCGACTATCCCTGCTGAGAAAATTACAGACGCAATGACATCGTTGACAACTGCTTTCGGGTTGTTGATTGGGGCGTTTGCAATTCTCAACAAGATGTCTATCAACCTAGTAGGGGCAGGAACTTTCGCATTGATCGCCTCTGGAATGGTGATCATGGCCGGGGCTGTTCTATTGTTGGTTGGAGCTATCAAACTTCTGTCAATGATGGAATGGGACGAATTGGCAAGAGGTCTTACTGGAGTTGCCGGAGCACTAGGACTTCTTGTCGGAGCAACCTTGCTGTTGAACTTCGCCAAGGGGAGCATTATCGGCGCTGGTGTCGGCATGCTCTTTATGGCCGGAGCTCTAGTAATTATGGCAGCAGCAGTCAAACTGTTCTCCATGATGGACTGGGATGAGATTGTACAAGGTCTTGTCGGAGTTGCTGGAGCACTTGTTGCTATCGCCCTTGGCGTGAAATTCATTGGGCCAAGCATCCTTCTTATAGGACCTGGGCTTATTGCTGTAGGAATTGCGTTAGGTATCATTGCTGGGGCAATGAAAATCATGGCATCTCTTGGCTGGGAAGAAATTGGCAAGGGACTAACCGTCATCGGCGGCGCTTTAGGTCTAATAGCTGCGGCGACATATTTCATGTCTCCATTTCTTCCTTTAGTAGGCGTCGGGCTCATTGCTGTAAGCATAGGGTTGACCTCTATAGCTGGAGTAATAGCAATTCTAGGAGCTTTAAGCTGGGGTTCGATTGTCAAAGGCTTGGTTGCCCTCGGTGGAGCACTTCTTGTTATAGGGTTGTTTACAACTTTTGCAAGTGGTGGGATCCTCGGAGCAGCAGGCCTTATCGCCATGGCGTTCGGATTGACAATGCTTGTTGGTGTTCTGACAACCATGGCAGCCATGTCTTGGGGCTCGATCATCAAGGGCGTTGGCGGTATCGCTG